TAAAGCAGCTATGGTTAATGCTGGATACAAAGCTATGGCATCTATGAAGAAAGAAGATCTTGCTGATCTTTTGGACGCATTAGAAGTCGAAGAAATCACCGAAGAAGAAGAAGTAGTGGAAACTGCTTATGATTTCTCTGATGATCTCACCGCTCTTGTTGAAAATGAAGCCACTTTATCCGATGAATTCAAAGCGAAAACTGCTGTAATTTTCGAAACTGCTATCAAATCAAAAATCTCTGAAGAGGTTATTCGATTAGAAGATGAGTATCAATCACGACTGGAAGAAGAACTTGAAGCTACTCGTTCTGATCTAGTTGAAAAGGTTGATTCATATCTCAACTACGTAGTTGAACAATGGATGGAAGAAAACAAGGTTGCTGTTGAAACTGGTCTTCGGACTGAGATCGCAGAAGGTTTCATGAACTCGTTGAAAGACCTGTTCGTAGAATCTTATATCGATGTTCCTGAATCCAAGGTGGACTTAGTTGATGAACTTGCTGAATCAGTTCAAGAGCTTGAAGCGAAGCTTAACGAACAAACTGGTGCAGCAATTGAAATGTCACAACAATTAGAAGCTTATCAACGTGAAGCAGTTATCAGCGAACATGCTGGTGAATTGGCTGCTACTGAAGTTGAAAAGTTAAAATCACTGGTAGAATCTTTAGACTTCGAAGATGAAGCCTCTTTCTCTGCTAAGGTCAAGACTGTTAAAGAGTCTTACTTTAAGAAAGAAGTTGCACAAGAAATCTCAGAAGAAGCCACTGACGATTGGTCAGACGATAGTGTAGAAGTTAATTCTGCAATGTCTCAGTACCTTTCTGCAATCAAAAAATCAAATAAATAAGGAGTATCTCTATGGAATCGTATGATCGATTAGTAGAAAAATGGGCTCCAGTACTTAACGAAGAGACTTCAGGCAAGATTGCTGATTCTCATCGTCGTAGCGTAACTGCTGCGGTATTGGAAAACCAAGAAAAAGCCATGCGCGAACAGGGCATGATGAACGAAGTTGCAGCCAACGCTGCTGGTGAAGGCAGTCGTGCTGGTACCGGCAGTGCAACTGGTGCTGCTGACAACTGGAACCCCGTACTTATCGCACTCGTTCGTCGCGCAATGCCTAACTTGATGGCATATGACGTATGTGGTGTACAACCAATGACTGGTCCTACGGGCTTGATCTTTGCAATGCGATCTGTTTATCAGACCGCACATGCTGGCGCTGGTGCTGCAGGTACTGAAGCTTTGTTCAACGAAGCACAAACTCAGTATTCTGGTGACAGTGTTCTAGATGCTAGTGGCAATGGTGGTTACGGTGTTGATGGCGGTCGTGGTCCTTCTGGTTTAGTTGGCGCAAGTGACACTGATGCTGACTCAAGCATTCAAGACTCTGGTGACGTATACGCACCTGTTGTTGGTGTAGCTATGGATACGTACAAGGCTGAAGCATTGGGAACTCCTGGTGGAAATTCTTTCCACGAAATGGGATTCACCATTGACAAGACTAGCGTTGTTGCTAAGACTCGTGCTCTGAAAGCTGAGTACACCTTAGAACTCGCACAAGACTTGAAAGCAATCCACGGTCTCGACGCAGAAACTGAACTTGCTAACATCTTGTCTACTGAAATTCTTGCTGAAATTAATCGTGAAGTTATCCGAACGATTAACTCACAAGCTAAGATCGGTTCACGACAGGCTGGTATCCAGACTGCTGGTATCTTTGACCTCGCTACTGATGCTGATGGTCGTTGGTCAGTTGAGAAGTTCAAAGGTTTGTTAGTACAATTAGAGCGTGAATGTAACGTCATTGCTAAAGAAACTCGTCGTGGTAAAGGTAACTTCATCATCTGTTCTTCAGATGTTGCAACTGCTTTGACTGCTTCTGGTATGCTTGACTATGCACCTGCTCTTTCTACTTCTTTGAACGTAGATGACACGGGTAACACTTTTGCTGGTGTTCTCAATGGTCGCACTAAAGTTTACATCGATCCATATGCAATTGCTGACTATGTAACTGTTGGTTACAAAGGCACCAATCCTTATGACGCTGGTGTTTTCTATTGCCCTTACGTACCTCTCCAGATGGTACGTGCAGTTGGCGAGAATGACTTCCAACCACGTATCGGGTTCAAGACTCGTTATGGTATGGTAAGTAATCCTTATTCTGAAGGCAATGCTACATTGCAAGAAGGAATGGGGACGGCACGTTCAAACCAGTATTACAGGATCTTCCGAGTGGATAATATCCTCGCGTAAAACTGTATAAGAAAAACAATAAAAATGTTTTAAGCGCCCTACGGGGCGCTTTTTTTTATGTATAAATAACTGTATGAAAGATTACTGTCAAACAAACTTCTTGCAACCTACTGGGTTTAAAGTCATCGTATCGAAGGAAAAACTTCCTTACCTGTCGTTCATGTCACAGTCTGTGACACACCCCAGCATGGAAATTAACGCCACTGAAATTGGTTATAAACGAATGGGTTCTGTGCCCTTTATCGGTGATGCCATTGAATTTGGAGCTGTCACCATTGATGTATTACTTGACGAAAACATGAACGTTTACGGAGAGATATATAATTGGATGGAAAGAATGGTGGAGACAAAACACAAACTGAACAGTGGTGTTTTATACGGCAATGGAGATCAGACGTTATCAGACTATTGTGATATTAGAATACAAGTACTCACTAATTCTAACAATGCAAATCGTGAATTTCAATACGTAAATGCCTTTCCGATTACACTCGGAGATGTATCGTTTGCGTCAACCAATGAAGATACTTTTATAACATGTCCAATGACATTTAGATTTGATTACTTTGAATTTTTATGATATAATGGTAAGACAACTGATGGAATTACATAATGAATTTAGAACAAGTGCTAGAAGAGTGGCAGAAAGACTGTCGCATTGATCCAAACACCTTAGACGAATCTTCCCGAGTAACACCTGAACTCCATGCGAAGTATCTTGCGTTACATTCTCGGACAAAACTCAGACTGAAAGATGCCGAATTCAAACAGAAAGAATTGATGAAGCTAAAATGGTTATGGTATCAAGGGAAGATGTCACAGGATGAAATTGTAGAATTAGGATGGGATCCTGATCCATTCAATGGATTGAAAATATTGAAAGGAGAAATGGAACACTACATTGAAGCCGACCCCGAGTTGGTGACAAGTGAAGCTAAAATCGAGTATCTTAAGACACTTATAGATACACTAAGAGAAATAGTTACCAACCTCAATTGGAGGCATCAGACCATTGGTAACATGATTCGTTATAAACAGTTTGAAGCAGGATTCTAATTGCAACAAATATCTTTAAAGATGAAAGACCATGCGATGCTCCAATTGGTCGATGCTGAAAACTCAGTAGTTCAAGAGTTAAGTGACTACTTTACTTTTGAGGTGCCTGGTGCTAAGTTCATGCCTGCCGTGAAAGCTAGGCGGTGGGACGGTAAGATCCGAATGCTGAATCGGACCAATGGTGAGATCAACGTTGGACTATACTGGGCAATCAAAAAGTTTTGCATGGAACGTGGCTACGGCATTAAAGTAGAAGACGGACCATTCGGCGTGCCGTATGAGATAAACAAACTTAATCACATGAAGACACTGAGTTGGGTAGGCACACTCGGGTTACCATTTGCACCTCGTGACTACCAGTATGATGCGATGTGTCATGCGATCAAATTCAAAAGATCTATTCTAATATCACCCACAGGTTCTGGCAAATCACTCATCATTTATATGTTGATGAGATGGTACATGGAGAACCACGATAAGAAAATATTATTAATTGTTCCAACTACATCTTTGGTAGAACAGATGTGGGCTGACTTTGAAGCCTATGGTTTTAATGTAGAAGAAAACTGCCATAAGATCTACAGTGGTAAAGACAAAGAGACAGATAAACGTGTTATCATAACAACATGGCAGTCAATCTATAAACTTCACCCTGTGTGGTTCAAAGAGTTTGGATGCATATTTGGTGATGAAGTTCATGGATTTAAATCAAAGTCGTTATCATCCATCATGAACAAAGCCTATAACGCTGAGTATAGATTTGGTACAACAGGTACGTTAGATGGCACACAAGTACATAAGCTTGTTCTTGAAGGGTTGTTTGGTCCTGTGCATCGTGTGACTACTACGGCTGTACTCCAAGAAAAGAAACAGCTGGCTAGTTTAGACATTGATATTATATTGTTGAAACATAGCAAAGAGAACAGGGAGAAGTTGATTGGTGCGACCTATCAAGAAGAGATTGACTTTATTGTTTCGCACGCCGGGCGTAATAGGTTCATTAGCAATCTTGCTCTTAGTCTTACTGGAAACACACTTGTTCTATTCAATCTGGTAGATAAACATGGAAAAGTACTTAGAGATTTAGTAGAGGATAAGATAGATGAAGGAAGAAAACTGTTCTATGTGTCAGGAGAAACAAAGACCAATGATCGTGAAGCGATTCGGAACATCGTTGAGACTCAGACTGATTCAATTGTTATTGCTAGTCTTGGTACCTTTTCTACTGGTATCAATATTAAAAACATTCACAATATTGTTTTCGCATCTCCCAGCAAATCGCAAATCAGGGTGTTACAGTCCATTGGTAGAGGTCTACGATTGTCAGATGATGGCAGAACAACAAAACTCTATGACATTGCAGATGACTTAAGAGCAGGTAAACCAAATTTTACCTTGCTTCACAGTGCGGAAAGAGTTAAGATATATAATAGAGAACTATTTAAACACAAAGTGTCGGAGGTTTCTTTATGATTAAAATTGATTTAGCACAAATTAAATTAACTAATGGCAGTGAAATAGTATGTGAAGTTGTAGAATGGCCAGAAGATGATTCAAATCAAATGATTATAAGAAATGCTATGACTATAATTAATTATGAATTTGAAGATGGTGATAGATCATATGCATTTCGACCATGGATTCATTTTCTTGATAAACAAGAAGACTATATAGTTATGAATTGTGATCATGTCATGACTATGAATCGACCTACTGAGTATCTTATTGATCAATATAATCTTGCTGTCAGAGATTCTATTATTGTGTCTGAAGAAAGAATTAATGCTTATAAACAAGAAAAGATTAATGGATTAAAACAAATAGCAGATGCTCTTCAAGAAATACTTGAAAACAAATCTAATCCAGATGATACAATTAAGAAAGAAACATCCAATATTATTAAGTTTCCTATCAACGACATCGTTCACTAAATTACTATACTACTGTTCTCTGCGAGCGATGCTCTAGTATACCACATATATTCAATCTTGTCAAGTGGTTGCATTAATTAATTTTTTATTGTATAATGAACGTTCACAAGCGAGAAGTATATCATGAAACCTAAAGAAAAACCACACTACGTTAACAATGCTGATTTCTCTCAAGCCGTAGTAGAATACGTTACTATAGCCAGAGAAGCCAAAGAAACTGATTCTCCTAAGCCTATGATTACAGACTACATCGCAAGGTGTTTTTTAAAGATCTCTGAAGGCTTGTCACACAAAGCCAACTTTGTTCGTTACACTTATCGTGAAGAGATGGTGATGGATGCTGTAGAGAATTGTCTAAAAGCTATTGAGAACTACAACATTGATAAAGCCACACGTACAGGAAAGCCCAATGCCTTCGCGTACTTCACTCAGATCGCTTGGTATGCGTTCCTACGCCGCATTGAGAAGGAGAAGAAGCAACAAGACATAAAGTTAAAATATTTGTCTGAAAGCGGCTTAGAACTCATGGTTGCAGAAGAGATTAATAACAATCAGGCGTCTAGACAGACCCAAGCGTTCGTTGACGAACTCAGAGAGCGTATTGATTTTGTAAAGGATAAGGACAAAGATATTAAAGACTACAGTAAAAAAGTTAAAAAGAAAAGAACCCGTCATGCTGACTCTGATCTTTCTGAATTCTTAACGGATTAATAATATGCAAATCGCAATCTTAAATGATACGCACTGCGGTGTAAGAAACAGTTCTGAAATTTTCATGGACTATCAAGAGAAATTCTATCGTGATGTTTTCTTTCCGTACCTAGAAGAGCATGGTATTAAGAAGATCGTACATCTAGGTGATTACTATGAAAACCGTACTTCAATTAATTTTAAAGCACTGTCGCACAATCGCCGAATATTTCTTGATGAGTTGCGTGTTCGTGGCATACACATGGATATTATTCCAGGTAATCACGATGTTTATTATAAAAACACCAATAACTTAAACGCTCTCAAAGAATTGCTCGGGCATTATATGTCAGAGGTTAGAATCATTGAGAAGCCGACAGTGGTTGACTATGATGGTATGAAGTTCGCACACATACCTTGGATTAATTCTGAGAACGAAGAGAAGACGCGCTACTTTCTCAACACTTGTAAGGCTGATGTTGTAGGTGCTCACTTAGAATTAGATGGATTTGAGATGCAGAAGGGAGTGCCCTGTAGTGGTGGTATGTCTGCTGATGCATTTAGACGATTTGATATGGTATTGTCAGGGCACTTTCACACCAAGAGCAATCAAGGCAACATCCATTATCTAGGTAGTCAGATGGAGTTTATGTGGTCAGATGTTAACGACCGAAAGTACTTTCATGTTCTTGATACATCTACACGAGAGTTGACACCTGTTGAGAATCCTGTTACTATTTTTGAAAAGATTCTTTATGATGATACAAAGCAGCAGCAAGCGTTAAGAAATGTGTCTAATCTGGATGAGAAGTTTGTTAAGGTTATTGTAATTAACAAGACCAAACCACAGGAGTTTGAGAAGTTCATTGATCGTATCAACATGCGTAAGATCCATGGATTACAGATTGCAGAAAACTTCCAAGACTTTGCGGGCGCACAGGTAGATGACGAGAATATAAGTCTTGACTCTACTGACGATTTGTTGTATACTTATATTGAAGCCGTTGATACTGATCTGAATAAAGATCGGATCAAGATACAAGTTCGTGAATTGATGATTGAAGCACAGAGTCTGGAAATTGCATGATTAAATTTAAGAAACTGCGTTATAAGAATTTTCTCAGTACAGGTGACACTTTCACCGAAATAGATTTTCTTAAAACAGCCACCTCTCTTGTCGTAGGACAGAATGGATCTGGTAAGTCTACGATGCTGGACGCACTATCTTTTGCACTTTTTGGAAAAGCTCATCGTAATATAACGAAGGTACAGTTGATTAATAGTATCAACAATAAGGCTTCAATGGTGGAAGTGGAGTTTGAAGTAAGTGGTCATGACTACAAGATCATCCGTGGTCAGAAGCCAGTGATCTTTGAAATTTATCGTGGTGAGGTTCTAATGAATCAAGACTCACATGCGAAAGAATATCAAAAGATCCTTGAGCAGAACATCCTCAAGTTGAACCACAAAACTTTTCACCAGATCGTTGTGCTGGGGAGCAGCAGTTTTATTCCTTTTATGCAGCTCCCCGCACAACATCGCCGTGATGTTATTGAAGATCTTCTAGATATTAATGTGTTCTCTAAAATGAATCAAATTCTTAAAGAGAAGACTTCTATATTGAAAGAATCCATATCTGCTAACAGCCATGAAGTCCAGCTGGTACAGACTAGAATTGATTCACAGAAGAGACATCTCTGTGAACTAACAAAAATCTCTGAGTCTGCTAAACAAGATAAGATGCACTTGATTAGTGAAGAAGAAGCGGAGTTGGCTCTTTTAAATGTCCTAATAACAAGTTGGGAAGATAGTGTTCTATCCGACCTTCAAACCCGTCAGTCTGTATTGGACACTAAGATCAATGAGATGGGTAAGTATGTCTTTCAGTTTAATGCTAAACAGAAAGCATCTAATAAAGAGATTAAATTCTATGAAGACAACGAAGACTGCCCTACCTGCCAGCAAGCCATCGAGTCCTCCTTCCGATTGGATAAGGTACAGAACGCCAAAAACAAGTGGGACGAACTTGAAGAAGCGAGACAACAGTGTGAACACCAAATAGGAAAGTTGACTAATGATAAACAAGATATTCAGTCCTCGATTGATTCGGAAATTGAAGAGCGGAATAAAATCAACACCATCAAAGAAAAAATCACATGGACCCAAAGACGAATTACTTCTTTACAGGGTGAGTTATCCGAACTCGAAACAGGTGTACATAGCCTGCAAGAAGCACGAGATACTCTCTCAAGTGAAGAGAGTAAAAGAGAAGCTCTTATTGACGCCAAGCTTGAACTCGCCGAACAGAGAGAATACAACAACGTCATAACAGAACTCCTTAAAGATACTGGTATTAAAACCAAGATCATCAAGCAATACCTGCCGGTCATCAATCAGCTGACCAACCAGTATCTTCAGGTGCTTGATTTCTACGTTCACTTTGACTTAGACGAGTCTTTCAAAGAAACCATACGGTCACGTCATCGTGATGCGTTTTCTTATGACAGTTTCTCCGAGGGTGAAAAGCAACGCATCGACTTAGCACTTCTGTTTACTTGGAGGCAGGTTGCTAAGATGAAGAACAGTATCGCCACCAACCTACTGATTCTTGATGAGACTTTCGACAGTTCTCTCGATGCGGATGGGGTAGAGAATCTTCTCAAGATTCTTGAAACCCTAGACGATGACACTAATGTATTCATCATCTCACATAAAGGTGAGTTGTTGGACAACAAATTTGATCGCAAGATTGAATTCATCAAGCAAAAAAACTTTTCTAAAGTTGCTTGACTTTACCCGCAGAAAAGTGTATAATAAGTCTAAATTAACCCGCATTAAAATGCAAGGAATATATCATGGAACTATCTGAATCAACATTAGAAGTTTTAAAAAACTTCGCATCAATCAATTCAAACATCGTTTTTAACGAAGGTAATGTGGTAAAAACTGTATCTGAAGCTAAGAATGTTTTAAGTACATCAACATTAGATGTTGAGTTCCCCCGCAGGTTTGGCATCTATGATCTCAATGAGTTTCTTAGTACCTTATCTTTGTTAGACACTCCACGATTAAAATTTGAAGACAACTATGTCATCGTGAGTGATGGCAGTGGTCGTTCGCGTATTAAGTATCATTATTCTGATACGGAAATCTTGACTTCACCTAGTAAAGATATTATCATGCCTGAAGCCGAAGTTAACTTTACATTAGAACGTGAAACGCTTTTGAAAATTAAACGCGCCGCTTCTGTCCTTGGTCACACTGAAGTTTCAGTATCAGCGTCAGGAAATGTAATGAATTTATCTGTTATAGATAACAATGATAAAACTTCTAACGCTTTCTCAATTGATGTTGATGGTAAGTTCGAAGATTCTAATTTTAGTTTCGTGTTTAATATTGCGAATCTTAAAATGATTGATGGCGATTATGATGTTGCAATCTCATCTAAATTAATTTCACATTTCGTGAACAAATCTTCCGGTATTGAATACTGGGTTGCACTTGAAAAAACTAGTACATATGGAGTATAATTATGAGTGATAATGAAGAAATGATTGATTTGGTTAATCGTGTAACACGAAGTACTGTTGCAGTGATTGACACTGTTGCTGGACGAGGCGGCTTTCGTGGTGAAGAGCTGGCTACCATTGGGCAATTACGAGATCAATGTATTGCTTTAATTCAAATGGTAGAGACCGAAGAGTCCAACAGTGATCCTGAAGCTGGGTAAAAGCAGCACTATTATATTATGAGGTATGTGAATGAGCAGAGAAGAGTTTCTTTGGGTTGAGAAATATCGCCCCGCGAAGATTGCGGATACAATTTTACCAGTTAAGTTAAAAGAAACATTCAGTGAAATAATCAAGTCCGGTGAATTACCAAACATGTTGTTCACCGGCACCGCAGGTCTCGGTAAGACCACAGTTGCAAAGGCTCTTTGTAACGAACTTGACCTAGACTTTATCATAGTCAACGGTTCAGAAGAAGGCAACATTGAAACCCTAAGAGGCAAGATTAAACGTTTTGCTTCGTCTGTTTCCCTACAGGGTGGTGTCAAAGTTGTTATCCTTGATGAGGCAGATTATCTGAATCCTCAATCGACACAACCTGCATTACGTGGGTTCATCGAAGAGTTTTCAGATAACTGCCGATTCATTCTCACCTGTAACTTCAAGAATAGAATCATTGAACCACTCCATTCTAGGTGTGGTGTATATGAATTCAACACATCTAAGAAAGACATGGCAAAGCTGTGTGAACAGATGATGAAAAGATCTATGGAAATTCTTGAGAAAGAGAATGTAGATCTGAATGGGCAGACAGAAGCTCTAGCTAATGTGATCATGAAACATGCTCCGGATTGGCGACGAGTTCTTAATGAACTTCAACGTGCGTCTGTGGGTGGTGTTCTAAACATCTCTGTTAATGCAGACACGAACAACTACGACGGTTTGTTTGAAGCACTTAAAGCCAAAGACTTTAAGAAGATGCGAACATGGGTTGCTAACAACATCGATGTTGATACAGCAGCTATCTTTCGTCACATGTATGACAGCATGTATGAACGTATTGATACTGGAAGCATACCACAGTTAGTGTTGATCCTTGCTGATTATCAGTACAAGGCTGCATTCGTTGCAGATCATGAATTGAACATGGTCGCTTGCATGACGGAGGTTATGGCAGGAGTTGAATTCAAATGAGTGTTGAGAATATATACTACCTTCCCAAACTTGTTGATCTTAGATTTGCGCCAAAGTGTGGTCTTACAAATTCCAAAACTCTCTGGCAAAAATTAGGAGGAAGAGTTGATTATACCTATATTAAAGGCGG